GTGTATTGGTTGCGGGCTTTGTATATAGTCAAGACGTAACAGTTCTGCAAATAAATGCAGAATGGAATAAAAAGAATAATTACGATTTAAGTGACATTACAGGAGCTACTGTAAAGTTTAGTTATTTAAAAGACCAACCTAAAGATATTCAGAATAAAATTATGGCTGTGCCTGTAATTGTTATTATGGATAAATCAGGTAGAGTTCGTATGCAATATGTAGCAGATATATCTTTGCAGATTAAAGCTACTAGGTTAGAAATACAAAATACTATAAATAGAATTAATAAACCTAGAAGAGCAAGTACTAACTAATGAATAAAATAAGTAAACATATAAGTTACAAAGAAGCTACTAGAAGTGCTACAGCTCTTAGATTAGGTATAGAAAATGTGCCTAATGAGTATGAGCTTCAGAATATGGAGATGGTAGCTAAGAAAGTGTTTGAACCATTAAGAGAAGCTGTTAATGGACCAATTAAAATAAACTCATTTTATAGATGTGAAGAACTTAATAAAGCTATTGGAGGCAGCAGTAAAAGCCAACATTGTCAAGGACGTGCTATTGATATTGACGATATTTATGGTCACGTTAGTAATGCTTATATGTATTATTACATTAAAGATAATCTCGACTTTGACCAACTTATTTGGGAGTTTGGCACAGATGATAGCCCTGACTGGGTTCATGTTAGTTATGTAGATGGTGACTCCAACAGAAAAAGATGTCTTAGAGCTATAAGAGAAAATGGTAAAACTAAATATATAGATATAACAAATGTCGGATAAGAAGAAATTTAAAGAAACTACAGTTGGTAAATTATTATTTGGTGCAGCATCAATGATAAATCCAACACTAGGAAAAGTATTAAGCGGTGTTAGCTCTCCAGAAGAAGCTATAGCTGAAATAGGTAAATCTAAAATATCTAGTGATGATAAGATAAAATTACAACAAATGATTTACGAACAACAAAATAAAGAAATGGAAGCTATAACTTCTAGGTGGGAATCTGATAGTAATAGCGATTCATGGATGGCTAAAAACGTAAGACCTATGGTTTTGATATGGTGTATTGTTGTTTTTTCTTTAGCAGGCATATTAGACAGTATAGATAGTGTGCCGTTTACTATTGGTGTTACTTGGAATGACACATTTGAAAAAGTTATGATGAGTGTTGTTTTAGCTTATTTCGGTGGAAGGTCGAGTGAAAAAGCAATAGACATATTTAAAAAGAATGGCTAAGTTAGTTATAAGTAATTATAGACCAAACAAACGTACTAAAAGACCTAGTGTCCATTCAAAAAATGCAAGTAAAGGTCAAGTAAAGTACAAGAAAAAGTATAGAGGTCAGGGTCGTTAAATTCAATAGTTATATAAATAAATTCAATACCCCCTATGAATTTAATAGGTATTTTTATATCTTTGTGAATTCAATAGGGTGCGAATATCTGTTGATTTCTTTGTTTTCAATGAAAAGGGGTAGCAAGATGTTGCCTCTTTTTTTTGTCTTTTGTCTTGCACATGACATATTTTATCTATATGTTTGTTGCATGAAAAACTTAACAAAGAAGTTGGTGCGTATTCAAGGGAGTTTGAAAGCACCTAAAAATCAAAGGAACAATTTTGGTAATTATAACTACAGAAGTTGTGAAGACATCTTAGAGGCAGTAAAGCCTTTATTGGCAAAAGAAGAGTTATTGCTTACTATTACTGATTCTATTGCTCCAGACCCATTATTTGTTAATGCAGTTGCGGAGATTACTGATGGTGTAGATAAAATACAAGTCAGAGCTCAAGCAGGTATTAACCTTAATCGTAAGGGAATGGATGTAGCTCAATGCTACGGTGCATCAAGCAGTTATGCTAGAAAGTACGCTTTAAACGGCTTATTTTTAATTGATGATACCAAAGATGCAGATGCTACTAATAATCACTCTAAGGCATCTCAAAATGCGTCTACAAGCGTGTTAGAGCCAAATAAAGATTGGCTTGAAGACAAAGGAGACAAGTTTGATAAAGCTAAACAAGCTATTAAAGAAAAAGGTTTTACTATCACCGATATTAGAAAAAAATATAAAGTAAGTAAGAAAGTAGAAAAATTATTATTAACCTAAATTAAATTAAAATTATGAATGAAAAAAAGTATGTAGGTAGTGGAAAAAAAGTTGGAAACTACGACCTAATTAACTTTACAATTAGTGAAGAAAAAACTAAAGATTCTTGGATTGAGTACAATGGTAAGCGTTATTTAAAGCTAACTATTGGAAACAAGAAAGAAACTGACCAGTATGGTAAAACTCACTCAGTTTGGCTAGATGAATATAAGCCAGATGCTAAAAAGGAATCGCAACCTGCTCAAGCATTACCAACACCAGATTTGCCATTTTAATTAACATTCCCCCATTACATTAAGTTTTGGGGGATTTTTATCTAAAATCATGACACAAAGAAAAAACACAAAATACGTTAATATTAATTTAGCATTTATGAACACAAATTTAACAATATCAGAAGCAACCGTTTTATCTTATATAGATTCGCTAACGATTAAAAAAGGTTATTGTTATGCCTCAAATGAAAGTATTTGTATGGCATTAAATTTAAACGATAGAACTTTATATAGGATTTTAAACAAATTAGAAAACAAGAAATACATAAAAAGAAAGACAAAGAGTTTAGGAAATGACGGAAAAGAGCGTAAGATTTACGTTAGCCCAAGTGCCAAGAATGTCAGTTCTATGTAATACACTGTGTATTATATAAATAAATAATACATAGTGTAATATATTACATAGTGTATTATAAAATATAGCAGAAATTTTATACTATGCAAGAAAACTTTGTAAAAATTGGAATCGTACCTAAAGGCAAATACTCTCAACAGAAAGTAAAGTGCCCAAAATGTAGTCATACTAGGAAAAATAAAAGTGATACATCGCTTTCTATTAACTTAGATGATGGATTATATCACTGCCACCATTGTGGTTGGAATGGTTCTGTAAACCCTAACAACAATATGATACAACAAAAAATATATACTAAGCCGACTACAAATAATTTAAAGAAAATTAATTCAAGTGCCATAAAGTTTCTTAATGGTAGAGGCATAACCAATGAAGTTATTGAAAACAATAAAATAACCACTACAAAAGACGGCAAAAGTGTTGTATTTCCATACCTTAAAAACAATGAACTTGTTAATTATAAAACTAGAGGCATTGATAATAAAACATTTACTCAATCAAGAAATGGTCAACCTATAATATTTAATTATGATAGAGTAGTAAATCAAGATTTTGTAATATTATGTGAAGGAGAATTTGATTCATTAAGTTGGGAAGTTGCAGGTTTCACTTGGCATACCTCTGTAAATATGGGTGCACCAAATGCCAGAGACAAAAACTTAGATAAGAAATTAGAATGTATAACAAATTCTTATGAAGTATTTGACAACGCAAAGGTGGTTTACTTATGTACAGATAATGACGAAAACGGAAGGTATTTAGAAGAGGAACTAATAAGAAGGATTGGTGCTGAAAAAATAAGATTAATAGACACAAATCCATATAAAGATGCTAATGAAGTTTTACTTAATGAAGGCATAGAGTCATTACAACATAGATTTAAACACGCTAGAGTGCCTAAAGTAGAAGGTGTTTTTGATGTTAGTGATATTTACGATAGTATGTTAGATGGTTATAGAAACGGACAAGAAAGAGGTTCTACAACACATATTCAAGCTATCGATAGGGCATGGACTTGGCGTAATGGTGAGGTTAACATATGGACAGGTTATCAAAACGAAGGTAAAAGTATGTTTTTAAATCAGCTATCAGTTTTAAAGGCATTTCACGATGGATGGAAGTTTGCAGTGTTTAGTCCAGAGAATATGCCAATAAATGATTTCTTTCATGATTTAATAGAATGTTACATAGGCAAAAGTTCAGACCCTTTTTACCAGAACAATTATATGAGTGAAGCTGAATTTAAACAAGGCATGGAGTTTATGAAAAAGCATTTTTTTATTATATATCCAAAAAAAAGTTATAAATTAGAAGACATATTTGAAAGAGCTAAGTTTTTAGTAAAAACAAAAGGCATACGTTCATTGATTATTGACCCATACAATACTGTACAACACAGGATGCAAAGAGGCGAAAGAGAAGACTTATACATAAGTAGATTTATGAGTGAGTTAAAAAGGTTTGCCGTAGAGAATAAAATCTCTGTTCATTTAGTTGCACACCAAGTTACGCCACAAAAAGATGACAATGGCAGGTATAGAAAACCAGATGTCAACACGATAAAAGGTGGTGGAACATTTGCAGATAAAAGTGACAATGTACTTTTTGTATGGAGACCAAATAGAGCTTTAGATTTTAGCAATACTGAAGTTACATTTGGCAGTCAGAAAATAAAGAAACAAAAGTTGGTAGGTTATCCACAAGATATTGAAGGTATAACTTATCATAGGAAATCAAACAGATATTATTTTAACAATCAAACACCCTTTGATAGTGTAGATAATATCAGATGCGAAAAAGAGCAAGAGTAGATGCTAACCAAAAAAAGATTGTCTCTCAAATTAGAGAGATAGGATGCTCTGTTCTCCATACTCATCAACTAGGCAAAGGTGCACCAGATATTATAGTAGGATATGCAGGCAACAATTATCTTATAGAAATTAAAGATGGAGACAAGCCGTTAGCACAACAAAAGCTTACACCAGACGAAATAAAGTTTCAAGCTGAATGGCAAGGTAACTATCATGTTGTAAATTCATTTAATAAACTTAGAGACATAATATTTAAAGATGAGCTCTAAGATACTTGACATATTAGCTAAGAGGCATAATGAATGGCTAAATATGGCTAAGAGTTTTAAATTGAATACTAATGATGCCAATGAGTTAGTTCAAGATATGTATATTAGAATGTATGATTATACAAAAGATGTAAAACGAATTATGTATAATGAAACTGAAATTAATACATTTTACATATACATTACTTTAAGAAACTTGTATTATAGTAAGTTTACTAATTATAATAAAAATAAAAAAACAGTATTATTTTCAGATATAGACAATGAAAAATTTAATTATATTATGAATCAAATAGTTTATGATGTTGACCAACATAATGATAATTACAAAAAAAAAGTTAACTTAGAGGCACTCTATAACAAGATTGATAGCGTTATTGAAGATTGGTATTGGTACGATAAGAAGCTAACTAAGTTATATTTAAACACTAATATGAGTATGAGAGATATTAGTAAAGAGACAAAAATAAGTTTAAGTTCAATATTTAATACATTAACAAATGCCAAAGAAAAAATCAGAAAAGAAAGCAAAGAAGAATATAAAAAGTACAAAAGCTAAAGGACTAGGAGATACAGTTGAAAAGGTACTTGAAAAAACAGGAATAGCTAAAGTAGCTAAATGGGTTCTTGGCGAAGATTGTGGTTGTGATGAACGTAAAGAAAAACTAAACTATTTATTTCCGTATTATAAACCTGAGTGTTTAACAGAAGATGAATATGAATATTTAGACAAATACTTTACAGAGGCAAAATCTACTGTACATCCACAAACTCAACAAAAGCTACTTAAAATATACAATAGAATATTTCATCAAAAAATGAGCTTAACAAGTTGTTCGTCTTGTTTTAAAAATAACCTACACGCTAAACTACAAAGAGTATATAAAGAATATAATAATGACTGAAAAGAAAGGACTAATCAGGAATCGAAAGCGTGTAAAACAAGTCATTGATTTTACAGGTGTTCAAAACGGAAAACTACATCCGTCAGATATTGATGCCGTTTTAGAATTCGATAATGAAGTTCTTATTCTTATAGAAGTTAAATATAAATTTAACAAGATACCAACAGGTCAAAGATTATTACTTGAAAGGATTTGTGATTCTTGGCATACTGAAAAATCAGCAGTATTGAAAGTAGAACATGATTTTGATAATGATGATGTAAATATACCTCTTGAAAAATGTAAGGTCTCAGGCATATATTATGATAAGCGTTGGACTTACTACAAAGAGCCAAAAGATTTTAAGAAGTACATAAATCAGATGGGCGAAAAATGGAATTGCAAAAAATGTAAATTCTAGAGTACATTATATCTTATATTTGTTATTTATATATGCCAATACTTAAACCTAAAAAATACGAACAAAAAGCTAGTTTCATGGCAAGGTTCATGAATAATGCTAAAATGATTCTTGAATACCCAGATGCTAAACAACGATATGCAGTAGGTATGGATATTTGGAAAAAGAATTTCATGTAATACTTGTTTATTACAGTTCTTTTATTAACTTTGTGAGTGAATAACAAAGAAATATGAGAACAATACTTTACACATTAATTTTACTTACACTATTTAGTTGCAGTGATAATTGTGATTTGAGCAGTTATCCGTCAGCACCTTTTATTGACGAACCTTATCATTCAGAGTATGGAGACAATACAGTTAGGTATATTTATCTATGCAGAGATGGTTATAACAATGAGGTTTACACTTACTACATAGAGGGTGGATGTTGGGAGTATTACGTTTCATATCAGTATAACTATAATTGTAATTAAAATGCAAAAAAAAGTGTTAGATGTTTGTTGTGGCACGAAAGGTATGTGGTTTGATAAAAACGACAATAGAGCTTTGTTTTTAGATAAAAGAAAAGAAAAACACTCTAACGTATATCCAAGTGGCAAAAAACAAATGGAGATTAATCCAGATATTATAGGTGATTTCACAGACATAAAACAGCCAGATAATTCTTTTTGGCATATTGTTTTTGACCCACCTCATATTAAAAGAAATAAACTAGGAGAAATAACTAAACGATATGGAAATTTAGAAGAGGGTTGGGAAGAAATGATTGCAAAAGGGTTTAAAGAATGTTTTAGGGTCTTAAAACCTAATGGCACTTTAATTTTTAAATGGTGCGAAGTTCAGTTTCCTATAAAAGATATATTGAAATTAACAGACAAGAAACCTTTATATGGTCATAAATCTGGAAAGAAAATGCAAACTCACTGGGTTTGTTTTATTAAATAAAATGAAAACAATAAAAATATGAAAGAACCAATTATTACCTTAGACAATGAAATGCACGATAGACACGAGCTCACACAAAAAGCAATTCAAGATAGTTTTTATTATGGCTACTTAGCTAAAGCTTGTTTATCAAGTAGTGCAATAAGCCAACTACTTAAATCGCCATTAGAATACTTAAATCAAATAAACCTACCTACTGAATCGGATGCATTAGCTCAAGGATATTTATTTCACGCTAGTATATTAGAAGAGGATAAATTCAACGAGTGTTTGTTTTTAGATGTTAAAACAAAGGCAAACAAAGAATATAAACTTGCTAAAGAAGAGAGATGGGATGTCTTTACTGTAAAGGATAGAGACAAAGCATTAAGATTAAGAGATAGATTTTATAATTGCAAACCTGCAAGTGAACTTATAGAGAACAGTAAGTTTGAAGTGCCTATGGTTAATAATTTAATGGGATACCCTTTTAGGGCTAAGGCAGATGTTTTAGGACAATATCTTATAGATTTAAAGACAACTCAGATTTGTTCAGCGTTTAAATACAGTGCCAATAAATATAATTACGATAGTCAATGTTACATTTATTGTAATTTGTTTGGCAAAAGTTATAAGGATTTTAAGTATATTGTCATTGATAAATCACCAACAAACGAAATTGGTATTTTTAATGTCAGCGAAAATTTCTATTTTAGTGGTGAGCAAAAAGTTGAATATGCTTTAAAGGTATATGAAAACTATATTAAGAATGAATTTGATTTAGAAAACTACTTAGTAGAAGACACTTTATAAATGGACAATGAATATTTAGATTACTTAGATTGTTATGAAGACACTCTATTATGTCTAAAAAAAAGAGTAATAACAGAAAACGAAATACCTATATTAATCGAGCAATATGAATTTGAAGAGCACTATGAATGTTGTGGTGCAATATTACACGCTTTAGAAGACTACAAGGCTCAACAAAATTATTTACCATGATTACACCAAAACACATAATAGAAAAAATAGTTGAATTATCAAGATTAAATATATTTAACAAGACTAGAAAAAGAGAATATGTAGAAGTAAGGTCTTTATTAAATCACATACTCTATAATCATAAAAGAATGACTTTATTTAATATTGTTAAGATATATAAGAAGTATGGTTGGGAAGTTAATCACGCTACAATTCTATATTCACTTAGAACTTATGAGGTTCACAAAAACTATAATAAAGATTTAATAGTATGGGAACAAAAGATTATTGATAAAATAAATCAAATGGATAATTATACTAAGAGAGAATATATTAAGAGTAAAGTAAATTATCTTAATAATAAAGACGTTGATGAGTTGACTATGGTTATTAGCAATATGGTAGATAAAAAACTAGAGTATGCAGAATAAATATAGAAAGTTACTACAAAAAGAATCGCCTAACTTATATAAGAGTTATGAGAATATTGTTGAAGAGCAGTTTGAACTCTTTGCAAAGAAGCAATTAGATTATGGCATTAGTAATATAAGCACTGGTGCAAACCTAGAAACTAAGGAAGGTAAAGACTTTGCTTTACATGGTTTATGGTTTAGAATGAATGATAAAATAAGTCGTTGGAAAAACTTAATTATTAAGAATCGTAAAGGTAATAATGAAACCCTCTTAGATACATATCAGGACTTAGGCAATTACTCTATTATATGCCAATTAATAAATAAAGGTTTATGGAAGGAGTAGAAGACGAAAACAAAAAGAAAAAAGACGGAAGAGCCAACAACGGTGCTTTAAAGGGTATTTACAGAGGGCAAGGACGACCACCAAAGGCAAGGGAAAAGAAATTAGGTAACTATGCTTTAGGTGCAATGAAAAAAGTATTTGGAAGTGAAGAGAAAGCGTGGTTAGAACTTGCTAAACAGGCTCAAGATAGTTTTCCTCATATGAGATTACTTTGGGAATATAAGTATGGTAAACCAAAAGAATTAAAAGAACTTAATGTTAAAACAGAAGTTAACATACCAATCATTAACTTTGCTGACAAAGAAAAAACTATTGATATAGAATCAGAAGATGTAAAAGATGATATTAAAAGAGAAGACATTTAAAGGGGATTTAAAGGTAGGTAAGATATATGAAGAAATGGTTTTACAAATCATAAAGAAAAGATATCCTAAAGCTTACATACAAGATGGTTATTGTAAAGATTGGGACATTTATGTTCCTGAAAAAAAAATAGGAGTTGAAGTTAAGTTAGATAAAAAAAGTAAATACACTAATAACATAGTTATTGAAATTGAGTTTAATGGTAAACCATCTGCCTTAACAACAACAAGGGCTGAATATTGGGTTATACATGATGGCGAATGTTTTAATTGGTTTTTAGTTGATGACATAAAAAAGTGTATTAAAGAAAATAATTTAATATATTCTGTTTTTATAGGTAGAGGAGACAAGCATAGTAAAAAAGCGTATCTCATAAAAAAACATATCTTATATAAATATGCAAAAATTAGATTTAAACAGTAAATACCAAGCTCTATTTAATTCAGATAGCAGATACTATGTAATTACAGGAGGGAGAGGTTCTGGAAAATCATTTGCCACAA